GCTCTTTGACGACTGTAAGACATGTCTGAATGAGAAGTATTGTAAAGGCTCTGCGAGTCGAGATGGAGTGCCCACGGTAAAAATAGTTATAGATATGCTTCTAGAGCTATGTGGAGAACCTCCTGAAAAATTAATAGTTGATGCTAAAGAGGCTAGATTGAATGATGAAGTTTTAGATTTCTTGAAAAAAACCAATAAGTAGGTTATTATTTTCTTGGAGGGTTTTTCATGGTGTTTCGAAATGTTCTAAATAATCTGGGCTTTGGTGGAAGCAGCGAGGAATCATCTGTTGACGTGACTATAAAAGATGGCGAAATTGTAGGAAATCCTTACATGGGGCTATCTGGAACTAAAACCTCATTATCATCGGCAGAACTTGGGCTTGCTTATGATAAAATTTCCTGCATAGGTACAAGTATTGACAGAATTTCTGAAAATATGAGAACTATTGAACCTGTTTTTTGGGACGATAAAAATAGGGAAGCGATAGAATACCCTGCTGACTTAAAGCTTATTGCTTTTAGGAAAAGACTTGAAAACCCTAATTCTTTAGATAATAGGAGAAGCTTTATAAGCAAAAGTGTTAAAAATTATAGCCTTTTCGGAGTTGTTTATTATCTTTTTAACCTGGGCCCTAAAAACGAAATAATTTCAATAAAAATAATAGATTACCCTCTTGTAACCCCTAATGTTGACATATCTAGCAACAATATTTCTTACTATACAGTCAATAATTCTGCATACGAAGGCGAGTATGTCTTTGATGGTAGATATTATTCTCATAAAACTAATAGCAAGCAGATATTGGCACCATATATTAACTCTCATCCAGACTATTCGTATCTTCCGTCATCACCAGTACAAGGTGCAGGCATAGAAGTTCTAATGTATTGGTATGGATGTTATCACAATAAAAGTTTACTTGAGAACGGAGCAAGACCTTCTCTTGTGTTNATGATAAAGCAAACCTTAAAGGCAAAATTNAAAAAAGCCCTTGAAGATAGTATTAGNGTTAGGCATTCTGGNGCAGGCAATGCTGGCAGNGCTATAATCTTCGACGGAGCTGCTGATAAAGACGTTAAGCAACTCTCTCAAAACAATAAAGATATGGAATTCAGTACAATGGTCTCCGAGGCTAAAGAATCGGTATTCGAAAGGCTTGGCACCAACTGGATTTTGAGTAAAAAAGTCCAGAGTAAAGATTTCTCAAAAGCTATGGAAATGTTCTATGATATGACGGTTTGTCCCATGTTCCAAGGTTTTTATAACCATATATTTGATTTTTATAAGAACTTTAATGGTAATTATAGCCATTTGAGTATATTTTATCTTGAGCAGGACATTCCTGCATTAAGAGGCAGATTTCTAAGTATGATGAAAGATCTTCCNANNCTACAGATTTTCACAGTAGCNGAGAGAAGAAAAATGTATAATTACAAGCCTTTAGGGGANGAAAGAGATAACGAATTGGTNGTCCAAACAGTCAANGTAACACAGACTGGAGCAAGTGGAACAAACGATACAGGGTTTACTGGAAGTTGAAAAGTTGCAAAGAATATAAACATATTATATGATTATGACAAAAGGAGTTCCAAAGTGAGCGAACAAAGCAAGCGTATATTTTTAAAATTAGAAAAAGTCAATGAATCTGAGATTAAACTTGAATTTGACTTTAATCGTGATGACGAAAAAAATATATACATTATGGGAGTTGCGAGTACTCCTGACGAAAATAGCGTAGGCTTGATTGTTGAAAACCAAGCATTGGTAGGAGCTTGGAAGGAGCGCAAAAGAAACGGTGACAATATAGCCGTTTATGAAAAGCATAGCACTCCAGTTGGCAAGGTTATTGGATGCCAAGAGCTCGATGATAAAATCTTGGTAATTCTTGAAATACCTAAAAATGGCAACGAAAGACTTATCTCTGTCTATGAGCAAGGCATTTATGTTGGACTTTCCGTCGGCGGATGGACTCTTGACGGAAGTTGGGACGAAGATAACATATTCCATGTAACAGAGTTCGAATGGTACGAGGTATCATTAACCGATATACCTTCAAACGAAAACGCTTTATTGCTTGAGTACGCAAACGATAAGAGAATAAAACCAATAAGCAAAAATACTGAATCCGAGATGGCTCAAATATTTTTACAAAAAGTTATAGATAATGTAAAGGGGATTAACTAATGAACACTAAAGAAAAATTATTCAAGGTGCAACTTGAAGGTAAAACCGCAGAGGAAATATTGAAAGAAGGAGCCGACAAATTGTCTGCATCTTTTGATGTTAAACTCGAAGAAAAAACATCTAAAGCAAAAGGTGAAGCGCTAGAAGCTGCTAAAGTTGAACTCGAAACTGCTGTTTCAGCTGTTAAAGTTGAACTTCAATCTTCTTTCGAAGAGCAATTAACTGCTCATAAACAAGAAATCATTGAGCTTCAAAAAGCTGTAAGCAAAAATTCAAATAGCGATATGACTGAGATTGAAAAAATCCAGCTCCAACGCTTGAATGCTTGCCAAAAAGATGGGGAAGCTCCAGTTTCTCTTGAAGCATTCCGCAAGTACCATGATGATTTGACTAGCCAAACTAGAAGAATTATGAGTGGAGAACATGTTCAGCTTGATGCAACAATCGCTGGCTATGCTGGTTATGACGATGCTAAAGGTGGAGCTTTAATTGTTCCTGAAGTTGACAGAAATATTCGTCAAGATTTCGTAGACCATGATATGGGTTTATTCAATATGATAACTTTTGAGCCTGCTATGAGCAGAACTAAAAAAGTTATTGTTGATACTATCGAACCTGATGAGAACACCAAAGCCATTAAAGAGTCTTTGAATGCAATCAACTATACCTTGGCTGATGGTGGTTTCGTTGAGGCTACTGTTAACTTGAAAGATTATGATACTCCTGCTAGAGTTACTTTCGATATGATTGAAGATTCTGCGTTTAGAGTTGAATCTTATGTTAATGGTAAATTGATCCAAGGTAGCAAATTGGCTGTAGCTAAAGATTTGTTCATCGGTAACGGTGCTCAAGGCATTAAAGGCTTAATCAACTACCCACAAGGTAGCGGATACGGTAAAGTTGGAGTTGCTAACGTAGCTACAACAGGAATTACCACAATGGACGACATTATGAGTCTTTGTATCGCCAACAAAAACAAAGGTGTTTTGGTAATTGACAAGGCTACTTGGAGTACAGCTATCACTGCTAAATCAGCTACTGATGGCAGATATTTGTTCGAGCTTGGTGCTGTAGGCAGAGGTCAAGGTTCACAACCTTTCAACGTCGATGCTTATGTTCCTTTCTTAAATGTTCCTGTTGTATTTGATGACGGTTTTACGTTGGACGAAGTTGTTGCAGCTGATATAGTTGCTGCTATTCTTCCTCCGTCTGCTTTTGCTGGATACAAAAAACCAGTAGGCAGATTCTCAATTAAACCAGAGCATAAATATAAAGATATGCTTCTAACAGAGCGTTACGATGCCGTATTAGCTCAGTTCAAGTATGTCAGAGTTCTATTGGGCACAAAAGCCTCTTAGATTTGGGGAGATAAAATAGGGGGTTGAAAAATCCCCTATTTATAAAAAAGAAAAAAATGTTATTATATAAATTGCTGAAGGAGGCAAAAAATGAACACATTGATAGATAAATTAAAAGTTGCAGGGGCTACAAATATTGCTACTGTTGGCTTTAAAACATTGCTAATCTTGTTAGTTAATGCAGCTTCTGGCTCAATTAACTACGAAGGTACTGCTGCTGAGGCTGCCGCTTTAAAAGCTGCCATTACAGTAAATATTGCTGATAATTCATCAGGAACAGGTGCTGCAGCTATCAACGCTGAGTATGTAGAAGTAAGAACTCAAGCTGGGACTAAAAATGCTTTCTTGGAAGTTGTTTTGAATGAGAACTATGTCTCTTCAATCACGTTCCCAAGCGGAGTAACTGCTGTAGCAAGGTTTTTGACTTCACCGTCAAATTCTCAAGTTTAATTAATAATTGAAGCGAGGTAAATTATGACAGTAGTAACCTTAAGTCAAGATTGTCCATTCGTTACTGTTGACGGGCAAAGACAGTATGGCAAAAAAGGTCAGAGAGTTGATATTAGACCATCATATCTTGATCTAATCAGAGGCAAATATGTTGAAAATATAGCTGAGGAAGAAATCCAAGAGGAAGAAATCCAAGAGGAAGAAATCCAAGAGGAAGAAATCCAAGAGGAAGAAATCCAAGAGGAAGCTCCTAAGAAAAATAAAAATAACCG